CTGCTTGTAATTGTGCCGCTCCGATAGCGTTTGTTGCTACTTCGGAGGTTCCGACTGCGTTTGCTGCAATTTCTGATGCTCCAATAGCATTGGCAGCTATCTCGCTAGCAGTAACGGAATTGCTTACAATTTCTACGCTTCCTACTGCGTTTGCCTCAAGCGTGGAGACAATTGCGTTTTCCTTTCCTATGAGTGCCATGTTATGTCTGCTCCAGATACGATAGAACAACGTCCATCGAGCTTGCAACGTTTGAATTTACTTTTATAATATCACCAGCTTCCATTACAATTTTACCCTCTCCACCTACAGCTACAACTGTTGAGCTACTAGGGATTGGAGAGCTTTTTAATACAGTAACGTGATTAGTAGTACTTGCGTCATAAAATTCAACAGTACCCTCAATTGCACCACCGCTTTGATTAGCTAGGTAGAGACCTATAATTGTTACTGTTGTAGCTGAAGGGCAAGTATAAACTGTTGTTAAACTTGTTCCCACGTTTACTGCTGTTGCTGTTTTAAATGCTGATGCCATGTTGCTATCCTAATGCTATAGTAAAGGCTAAGATGTCGTCTTCTGTTGCTATCCCTTCTGTATGAGAAGCAACAGTTACGATATTACCACCAGAGTCTTTAGTATAAATCTTTTGATCGGCCGTGTTCATAGCAATTTCATGTGTAGCTAGATCACTAGTACTAGGGGCTGAACTTGCTGATTCCGACCTTTTTATTTTAATTACCTGTGCCACTAGAATGTACCCCCATCTAGTGTATTAGACCATGTGACTGTTGAGGACGCTCCGACTTGAAGTATCTGTCCTACACTATTTGTTGAGTCATATGATCCGATTGAAAGTTTTGAGTAACCACCATTGGCACCATTAGCACCAAATAGTATGTCACCATTCGCTGTTGCTGATATACCTTTTAGACTTAAGTTTGCTCCACTATTATGTGAAAGTGTTTTATCATCTACGTCTACGGCAATAGTATTACCTGTTTTTGTAAGGGCGTTACCAGCGTCGATTTGTCCAGCACCTGAGAATTGTGTAAATGCTAGGTTGTCTGTACCAAGAGTTGCTGTTCCTGTTACTGAAGTTAGAACATAAGCGTTATCTGCGTTAGCAGAACCTGCTTCAACGAATACAAATAATCCGCCTGTAACTTCAGCACTTGAATCTGCATCTTCTGCTCTTGTTAGAACACCTGCTACACCTACTGCTGGCGCTGTTGTGACTTTATAGACACCATTTTGTGTTGCTGTTGTCTGATTTTTGACAAGGACTCTATCGTTAGCAGCAAGGTTAACACCATCAACTGCTTGTACGCCTGTAGCGTCATAAGTAAGAGTTCCTGCTCCATTATTGTATGTTGCTGATAAGTTAGCTGTTGTTGCTAATTTAACTGAATCTTTAATGTCGAGTGCTTGTTTTACACTATCAACATATGCTTTGGTAGTAGCATCTGTACTTGCTGTTGGAGTACCTACATTAGTTACTCTGTTAGACCCCATATCAATAGTCTGTGAACCAGCTACTGTGAAGCCTCCATCAAAGTCTGCTGAAGGTGTGAATGTTGCAGTACCTGTAACAGTAACGGTGTCTCCACCTGCGTTACCTAAAGTAACATTACCATTCATTGTAGTATTGCCATCTACATTCAATGTAGAATCTAAATCTACTCCACTTTGTACATTTAATGTACCAGCTATTACTGTGTCACCGTCTCCAGAAGCTACTGTGAATTTGTCTGTTCCTACTAAGAAATTACCACTCTGTACATCTACTCCTGCAGTTTCTACATTCTTACCAAAAACTACTTTCTCGCCTGAGTTTGTAGTTACAAATTTAAGATATGAATTACCTGCTTCTTTGATGTCCAATGCAGTCGCACTATTGTCGGGCATTGTGAGGGCATTTGCTTGACCAGAAATATCAATTGTGCCACCATGAGTAACAACTAAGTTACTTGTAGGTGCAATTGTTAAGTTTCCTGATGATGTTGAGATAGTATTACTTGAACCAGTAACTACTATATTACCTGATTTTAATTGGTCTATCTTACTGTTAGCATCAACTAATACGGCTGAACTTGCTGTCAATGTACCAGCAGAGTGATCTAACATCTCAACGTATAGAGCACCGCCGATTGCAGTTACAGCACTAGAGGAAGGGTGACCAATAAATAGCTTGTTACTATCCGAAGAATACGCTAACTCACCAGCACCAAGTGAACCCGGTGCGGAAGTACTGGTACTTCGTTTGATTTTAATTGTTTGTGCCATTATTTATTCCTATATGAGCTTAAAAGCTCCCTGCGTCTATAGTGTCTGAGTCCGCTGAACTGTTTCCTATCATTACAGGAACAAAAGCAAAGTTTCCTGCAGACGTTTCTCTATAGATCTTTAACTGATTATCGTCAGTATCATAAAAGAAGTCTCCTTCTGCTAGATTAGTTGTTCCTGCAGTTGGAGCCGTTGTTTGAACAAAGAACTGGTCTGCTAGTTGCAGAAGTGCCTGTTCTACTGTTGACGCAGACGAAATAGTTCTCGCTGCGTTTTGAAAAGTAATACCTTGTGCATCTGTAGCCGCACCAGCAATAGCTGATGAAATAGTAAGCTCGGTTACATTATTAGTTACGCCTACTGACGTTGTTTCTGGTGTAATTGTTAATTTAACTGCCATTATCTAGTCACTTCTGGAGTAACTCTAGCTACTCCCTGTAGTAATCTTGTTACTGAACCACTTGAGGTATTTACTAATTCTAAGTCGTAATAATATTTGCCTGATGCAATGCCTGCAGTAACTGAATTAGTCAACGACATTTTCAGTTTGCCTTGCGATGCATTAGTAATAGTGCAAGTAAAATCCGCTGTCTTTGTTGAAGACGTAGGTGAAGGACGTAATTGTGCCCTTGCTGAATGCGTTTCTATTGGAGTTACTGAGCCATCTTCTGAAATCGCTACTTCAATAGCGAAATCTGATCCTTGGTCAATAACTATATCATAAGTTCCTGCTGCCATATTAAAATTATACTCCTATTTGTAAATTATAGCAAAAATCATAGGTGATGTCAAGAACTAAATTTGGAACGTCAATTATTTTGGTTTGGTATAGCTCTGCTTATTCAATTCTCAGAAACATAACCAAAAATTCATGGTGATGTTTTTAATGTGCTTATGAATATGACCAAGTTACATCAGCCCAATCTGAATCTCCAGCTTTTAGAGTTCTATATTGTGCTATGGTTGCCTCATTGTGTTCAAGGTTTTGTGCTTCTAAATGAAACTCACCAGGAGTTGTAGTTGTAGTTCCTGTTAAATCAAATCCTAAACCGTCCCATTTTGTTCGAGTTGCAGATACTGCGTTATTATGCCCTGTATTACCAGGTGCTTGAAACCATGCATTTATATGTGTTATATTCCATCTCTCCATCATTCCGAGCGTCATTATATTGTGGTCTGAAAAATATCCTTTGCCTCTTTCGTTAGGGTCAATCATACCGAATCTTACATTCATTTTTCCTGCTTCTGCTCCGAATACCCAAGTACTAATTCCTATAGGTGTACCTGATTTTTCTGAAACATAAGTTGCTAGTTGGAGATTATCACTATCGTATGTATGTATATTTGTTTCATTAAAGTTATCATTATTTAGTAACATTCTACTAAATCTATTAAGTCTTGCAATATAAGTAGTAGTTCCTTGTGGAAAGTCTTTCCAACATCTCATAAAGAAATCTTGGTCTGCTGAAGTTTCCTGAAGGGGTCTAAACTTCCACCCATTACTTGCTGTGCATATTGTTGTTGCTGCCATGTTTCTCCTATTGTTTACTATTATGTACTAACATACCGTCTACATAATAGGTGTGTTCATTATCAACTGTAATATTCCATACAGTTCTTTTTATATCCATTAGTTCTATTCGCTCTACTTCTCCCGCAGTAGTCATATCTCCCACTTCTATTTCTTGTGGTTGAAGTTCTATTCTGTGTCCAAACTCTACATGTTCTTTGTAGTATTCTTCTGGGTCAATACAGCACCAGCCTTTATCTTCTATCCATACTGGGTGTCCTGCTGTAAGTTGTATATCGTTTAGTTTGTACCAGTAATCAACTTCGAATGATTCTTTTTTAGTAACTGTACCACCTTTTATCTTTTGTCCTACTTCTAAACTTTCGATAACTTGTTGTCCTTCTTCTAAGTCTACGAGAGTGCCAGGAAGGAAACAACCTCCACCGCCGCCTCCGCCGCCTCCGCCGCCAGAAGAACTTGTATCAATAATATAACAAGTCATATCAATTGTTAAACCACTTTGAGTATGTGTAACAGTAATAGTTTTAGTTGTTGCAGCAGTAAAGGTGGCTGGACTAAACGACCATGCATCTGCTCCTGAACCTGTATTTGTAAGTGCAAATCCTTCAGTACCTGAGCCTGTGTTTGCTCGAATATTATCTCCGTCTCTAGTCCATGTATAAGTGCAACTCTGAGAAGCTACACTATCTAATGGGTGGTCGACTGTAATTGTACCTGTTGTATTATTTGCAGTATAATTAGACCCATCTGTAGTGTTGAATGAACTTGCTTGTGCACCACTAGATACTGTAATACTACTAAACTCAAAGTCTGCTTCTTTTGTAATTGTAGCAGCGCCCGCTAAGTGAACGTCAAGAATTGAGATATTTGATAAGTCTGCATAGCTTCCACTAAATGAAGAAGTACCAGCTCCAATAGCTGCTCTAGCTGTTGCTGCACTACTTGATGTAATAGCCGCGAGTCTAGGGAAGTCGCTTGAATCAAATCGGGCTGTACTTATATTACCTGTCAAGTCTGCCGCAGAACCACTAAATAAACTTGGCTTACTTGATAGGTCAGCGTAAACACCACTAAAGTTTGACGTACCTGCTCCAATATTACCTCTAAAAGTAGAAGCGTTACTTCCAATGTTAGCTCCAGTAATATTCATAGGAGTAAATCCTATTCCGTTTACAATACTAGTACTTAGGTTTGTAAAGTCAAAACTATACTCATTATCAAATAAATCTGTTATTGAAGATTTATCAAAGTATATAAATGGAGTTGACCATACCCAACTACCTGAGGCATCAGTACCATTTGACTGCCAAACTGTGACAGTACTTGAATGAGATAATGAAGACCTAGTCCATACATTATTACTAGTAGAAGTAGAAGTTATTTCTCCAGATGGTTTGGTCGGTGCAGTTGTAAATCTAGCCGCACCTGTTTTACCATAATATACGACTGCGGCATTTGATCCGTCTGCTCCTGGGTCTCCATCTGCTCCAGAAGCACTTGATACAACTGCTGCTGACCATTCACTAATTGCAATAGTATCTGTAGCTGTATTTGAACTTGCGGTTGCTTGTCTTACCCATAAATATTGACCTTTTGGAACAGTTGGTATACTTTGAGTCCAACTATTAAAAGTTCCTCCTGATAAAAGGTTTGTTGCAAATGTGTAAGTAAATGTTCCACTAAAAGAGGTAGGAGCACTTGAATTACTTGTACTTACTCTATATAAGTACGCTACCGCATTTGAGTTACCTGCAGCTCCTGTTATACTTGATCCATCTTCTCCAACTCCACTATGAACTACTGCAGTAGAAAATTCTGATGTAGGAATGGTGTCTGTAGCACTTGCGCTACTTGCGGTTGCTTGTCTTACCCAGATGTATTCACCATTTGTTATACTTGGAGGGCTAGTTGTCCAGCTATTTAGAGTTCCGCCTGTAACTGCTCCTGTTGCAAATGTGTAAGTAAATGTTCCACTAAACGAAACGGGCGCACTTGAACCACTTGTAGATTTTCTATAGAGAGGTACGATTGCAGTATTAACACCTGCAGCTCCTGGGCTTCCATCAGCTCCTGTCA